CTGCTTCTTCGGCTATTTCAGGTGAGCACTCAAACTGTATCTCATCGTGTACATTTGCTACCAATTGTATCTTATGGGATACACTTTTCATCTTGTTGTTAAAAATAACCAGCGCCTTCTTCATCACGATAGCTCCAGCACCTTGTAGCAAACTGTTTAACGCTGCGTGTTCTGACCGTACGATAATCTGCCTTCCATCGAGTCCTGGTACATAGCCCGTACTCGCATATTTTGCAACGAGATTACGTAGCCTCTGGAGCGAGGGCGTCCCTTCAAGAAAGGCAGCGATGAGATTAGACCCCTCTTTCGCCCCACCACCAACAATACTACCGATCTTCGCAGGCCCAGCCCCGTACAAGAACGCATAGATAAAAGTTTTGGCTTGGTCCCTCGTTTGTAAACCGGCGGCTTTCTGGTTACACGAGTGGACATCCGTACCGTCCTTAGATGATCCCTCAACAACTGTTTTGACATAATCTTCATCCTTCATGTAATGAGCAAGCATACGTAACTCAAGACCGCTAGCGTCACAACCAACCAATACGTTTTCATCTTCTACTGTCCAACATTGTCTGCACTCAGGGCCATACAGACTACCAGCATTAGGAATCTGTGCCATGTTAGGCTTAGAGTGCGTCATACGGCCTGTTACAGCCCCGTTAGTGATTACCTTACCATGTACCCTGCCATCGCTTCCTAGCGCCTCTAACCACGATTCTATCTGAGCGATTCGCTTTTGAAGCAGGAGGTACATAGCAATCAGTTTAGCCTCTGGAATGTCCACGTTCATCAAGATAACCTCATCGACAATCGGTTGGCCTGTTTCAGTAAACTTCTTAGGCTTCCATCCTACTTCTTGTAGCTTCTCTCCGATTTGCTTTCGTGACCCAGGATTAAAGACAACAATTTCATCTTTGAGTTGCTTTCCTGTTTTCTCTGAGAATCGTTGTACTGTGATAGGAGGCCACCGCTCTTGCATCTGTTCATATATTCCTGCCATTTTTGTTTTGAGGTCAGTAAGTAACAAGGTTGCATGAGGTACGTCCAGTTTAAATCCATTCCGTTCTTGTTGAGCAATGATGGCAGCTACGCTGTGCTCAAGCTCTAACGATTCGTCGGAGAATTTCTTCTTTGTCAGTTCCTTTGTAAGGAAGTGATAAGTCTTCTCCAACACTTCTACGTCTCGTACGCAGTAGTTCTCCAACAGATGAGGAACGGGATTGTCGTAACACTCGTTAGGGTATTCTTCTTTCCGGTCCATCATCCATTGCCAGACAGCCTTGTAATCAATCTTGCTGATACCTAGCTGCCTTCCGTAGCTTTCCAAGCTGTGTCCGCTCTCTTTCGTTGGCTCTAATAGCCGACTTGCTACTAAGGTGTCGTACACTTTCTTCAATGAGATTTTCGTCTTCCACAATTTGTTCAACAGGTAGAAATCGAATGCGATCCCATTGTGAGCTATCAGGAGTGTAGCCTTGCTTAGATAGTCGTTTAGGCCATTTGGACTTTTCCATACTTTTAGTTCTCCAGTGTCAAGGTTTTTGGTTACGCACAAATGGATCGTATCGTGTGCCAGATTCGTCTCGATGTCCAGAGCGATTCTCATACTTTTCTTTCAGTTCTTCGTATTGGTGAATCAAGGTTTGGTACTTAGATTGTAAATCATAATACTTGTCTTCAAGATCCATCAGATACCCTACAAGTTGGTCAGCATCCATCATGATTGTACCGCCATATAAAGTCCCACGTTACCAAGGGAATAACCAACAAAAGCAATTGAGTGCCCTGTGTCACCTTTAAGCCACAAGTCAACAGCTACCACGGCATACACAACACCGATGATTGCAATAAGCCAACTACTCATCATCTTCTCCTTCTTCGTTGTCCTCTAGCTCTTCATCATCGTCTTCTTCGTCTCGCCCAAAGATTGCATCCCATCGTTGAGCATACTCATCATTAGAGATGCTGAAGGGACGAGGTGAGCTACCTTTACCGCCATCTGAGTGGTTCATAGTGCCTCCATAGTTACTTCAAACATTCTACCGCTATCAGTGTCATAGCGCAAGTCACAGGCAAGACCAGTGAGTCCAGAGTATCGGTTCTTAGCCACTGCAACCTTGGTAGTGTGTCGTTCCAGCGGATCAGAACTCATAGAGTTACGCTCCAGTGTAATCACAGCATCCGAGAGTTGAGCGATACCACCTGAACCACGCAATTGACTAAGCGACACTGCCTGACCATCCTCGTGTCCTTGATTGCCGCTAGGACGCTTAAGGTGAGAGACAACAATTAATGTAATCTCTAGCTCCTGTACCAGTGTACGCAGGCGAGTCATCAATACGTCAATAGCTTTGCGCTCATCTCCATTATCTTGACCTGAAATAACAATAGATAAGTGGTCAAGGAAAACAATACGACAGTCGCACGCCTTTGCCATGTACCGTATTCGATTGATGATATTGTCAGCAGAAGTACTACCAAAGTGGTCAAAAAGGAATATGCGGTCAGTTCCGAGGGTTGCATCGAAAGCCTCTTTAAGTTCTTCGGGTGAAACCTGAGTGTCAGGAAGGTGCAGCAGCTTATTAGCACTCAGACTCATGATGCTACGAGCAGTCTTACGCACTGACTCCTCCAAGAACATACCGCCTACATTCCACTTAGTTGTCTTCAGGATGTGGTAGAGAATCTCTCGCAAAAATTGACTCTTACCAAGACCTGAGCCAGCAGTGACTGTGATGAGTTCAGCAGGACGGAAACCATAAAGTAACCCATTTAGACCCATAAACGGATAAGTAGCTTCAGCAGCCTTTTCAGGTGCGCTTACTTCTTCCCAGAGTGACGAGGCAGCAACGATGCCATCAGGTACGTACGTCTCAGCCCTCCACCAGCCATTAACAAAGGCAGGAGTCTGACCATTGATAAGGTAGTCGCAGGCATCCTTGCAGTCTTTGATGTGTTTAACAACCTTGGCCTTAGAACCAAACAATTCAGCTACTTCCCCTGATGCTTTCTTTCCTGGCTCGTCAGCATCGAAGCAGATCACTACGTTCTCATAGGAATCCAACCATTCAAAGTTAGCCTTGCAGTCCTTCAAGGCACTTTGAGCACCATTACGGATAGACACCACAGGCCATTTGCTACCAAGCATCTGAAAGGCCGCTAGTGCGTCCAATTCACCTTCGACAAGGGTAACGTACTTACCGCCCTTGGTGAACAGTCCTTGACCAAACAAAGTAGCCTTAGCCCATTGACCACTGACGGTAAAGTTCTTATCTGCCACTTGTCGAATCTTAGCGGCTACGATAAGCCCTGACTCATCAGTGTACGGATAATAATGTTTATCCTCAGTCTGCGTTACCTTGTAGTACTCGCAGGTATCACGGGTGATTCCACGGTCAGGAATCGGTTTAACTTCGCCTTCGATTTTCATAAAATCCTTAATGTAAACTCTACCTACAGGTGCGATAGCCTCACGCAGGACGCTACGTTCTTCATGGTCTTCCTCTTGCTCAGTCTTGCTACAGGCAAAGCAGTGAGTGTGACCATCAGAAAACAGAGCATTAGCGTCACTGCTACCGCAGTGTTCACAGGCTATATGCTTCACAAACCGAGAGGCCAGCTTAACGCTCATTGAGTTTCTCCTGTTCAAAGGTTTCTCTTACCTTGCTTTCGATAAGTTGAGCAAACTCTTTCAGTTCGTCAAAAGTGTGTGGGCGCTTAATACCAGCCAACTTGTTAGCCTCTGCCCATAATTCAATCACATCATTGTCTGAGATCATAGCAGTGCCTCCTGTTTGTCCTCATGCTTCTTGGATGCCTCTAGAATCGCTTTAATGAGTTCAGGAGACGCTCTTTTGAACGGGTTATGGGTAACCCACTGCTTGAGTGCGTCCAACGTCTTGTTGGACTTAATCGAATTCATCGAATTCGATGCTTCTTCGTAACTCATGGCAGCATCTCCGACATTTCTTCAAGAATCATAAAGTCCTGATCGTTCTCACAAAGGTCAGCAAAGGTAACAAAGTGGTTCTCACCACAGCACTCAATACCACCATTATGCGGTTCAAGACAGTAGCAGCAGTACGTCTGAGTGCTTTGCAGCAGAGATTCTCGTACTTGCTCACGTAGTTCTTTGACTTTCATTTTAACGACACCTTGATAAGAGTTAAGACAAAAACAATGATGGCTAGCGTCATTGTTGCCCCTGATTCTCACGTTCTAGCAACAGGTTAGCAACATCTCGTAAGACATTTTCCTTGCCGTGTTGCTTAAATAAGACAATCATGTCCTCAATGGTAGACCAGTACCATGATTCTTCAAGCATTAACGTAATTTCTTCTTCATCCATGATTTACTCCTAAAGTTGGCATAGTTGTTGCTATACTCTATAGATATACTATAAAGTTAAGACATAAAAGCATTAAAGACAATAAACATTAATGTATTAATAACATTTAAGTATTAATTATCATTAAAGTCATTACTTATATAGTCTTTAATGTCTTCGTAGTCCTCATCCTGAGTGCTCAGATCGTCAACATCCTCTGATGTTATTAAATCTTTACGCTCAATCGCTGGTATAACGTGTTTTACTTCAGAATAACAAGGATTGCAGAGATCGACAAATTGAAAGGTGTTAGCGTTCCTGCGAGTGGCCTCAAAGTCATTCAATAAAGTATTACAGGCTAAACAATGCATTTTAATTCTCCTTCTTCTTTAATGGGTTTACCAATGCATAAAAGTCTAACTCAAACTCGTTACCATTTGAGTCTACTACGTCAAAAGTAAACCAGTTTGTCTTCTTTATACGACAGAATCGATTCTCATACACAAATTGTCCGTCATCTTGGACACTGTGCAAAGGTTCGGCTGGGCATACAATCCAGTCCTGTAGGTCAATTTCTGATATCATGGCTATCTACCCCTTAAGTTGTTAAAATAATCGCTCTAAAGCCCGTTTAAGGCCGTTTAAACGTATGTTTAAACTGAGTTGACCTTGTGTCAACGCTTCCTGAGCATTCCTAGCCCTGAAGATCATAATCTATCACGTCATCCATCCAAGTTTCAAGAATGTAGCACTTACAGGCATGATTGAATTCCTGAACATTGATAATTCCCGGATGTTCTAAGACTCGTTCTAATGCCTGCCTGACTGACTGCTCGTACATAGAATCAGAGATAAATTCTGCCCAAGTCATAGAATCAGGACGATCTGCACCGTGTCGCAAGTATCGCAAGCGACCATGCGAACCCCTAGAATTAAGAAAATCAGTTACATCATCGACGTATTGCATCACTGCATTATAATGATTAGACATAATCTACCTCTTGTTTTCTTACTTGTTGCAGTGCATATTCGAGGCCTTCGGCATATTTTATTGCCGCCTCTTCATTAGGCAGATCAGCGACACACTCGACACCCCCAAAACCTTTATTTTCTGGCCTTGTAGCGTCATAATGTAAATACACTGACCAGAATATCTCAGCATCAGGATATTGTGCCTTGTAATCGTCAATAGAGACATCTAAACGCTCACAGATACCATTAATCTCACCTACTGGTGACACTTCGACAGCATCGAATAAGGCCAGAGGCGTGCCTTCTTGTAAATATAGGCTGTAAATCATAATAAACCCCTTATTTAGTTAAAACGTCAAAATATGCCAATAAACCCATTGTCAAGCATAGTCCAAGGAAAATAGCCAAGACAATATCAATAATGTATTCGTATTTCATTTTATACCCCAGTAGTAAACCAATTATAAGAACGTATAGGATGCGTTTTATCAGTATGCTTTTCAACATAGCCCCACATGATACCGGCATTGTCTAAAGCCTTAAAAAGTTTACTACAATCACAATCCTCTTCAAGGTATACAGTTTGGCCACGTTGATAGCTATAGTGACT